GGTGCAGGGCGTAGGAACTGGGTGATTAACGGTGATTTTAAAGTTCATCAAAGAGGCGGTACTGTCGTCGCAGGTGCTTCGGATGTTTATACTTTAGACCGTTTTACTAATCGTGGGGCTTCAGTCAGCCAATCAACAGATGTTCCTAGCGGCTACGGTTTTAAGAACTCTATGTTCTACGATAATGATGGAACCCGTGTTGCCATCAATGTTAGGCATAAAATAGAAGATGGTTTTACCCTGTTCGATGGACAGGACATTACTATTTCTTTTTGGATAAAGCCCAGTAAGGCGTGTCGTATTGGTGTGGATATCCACGACTACTATAGCACAGGTTATACCATAGATTTACAAGCAAATGTGTGGCAGTATAAAACTGTGACCTTTCATGCGTTAGACACAGGATCATTTACAGATTACTGGGGTGGTCATATGCACTTCGACATGAACTTCGGGGATGCTTACCCTGATGTCTACATCACAGGTGTCCAACTAGAACTAGGCAAAGTCGCCACCCCATTCGAGCATCGGTCTTACGGGGAAGAACTGGCGTTGTGCCAGCGTTACTACGAGGTTGTTAACAGTTTTGATGGTAATTCAGGTTTTTGGAGTGGTGATGTTACCTCTGGGAGTACTTATTACACTTCTATATCGTACTCTGTACCTAAAAGAACCTCTGCTACTGTTACACTTACAGAAACCAGTGACGTTGGCTTCAATGCCTCTACTATAAGTGCAACCTCAACTACGACATCAGGTTTTAGGTATTTAGGAACCGCCGATGCAACTACAACGGGGTATATGCGTGTAAAATGGAAAGCGGACGCAGAGTTATGATGAAAGTATCTCCACAACATAAAGACATTTTGCATCACAACTGGCGGACTTTAAAGTCTAAGCATCTGACGTACAATGTGGCTACTATTGATGGCAAGCAAGTACTAGCACATAGGTTAATTGCTGAGATTGAAGGTTGGGACATTAAAGGTTTGGTCGTCGATCACATCAATGGGGACGGTCAAGACAATCGTGTGGAAAATCTGCAAGTAGTAACTCAAAGCCAAAACATGATGAAGCAGCGCAAGCCTAAAAACTGTTCAAGCATGTATAAGGGCGTATCGCAGTTTAGAGGTAAGTGGCGTAGTCGTATCACAAAGAACGGTCACATAAAACATATTGGCGTATTTGATACAGAAGCAGAAGCAGCGGAGGCATACAATGTTGCTGCGGCAGAATTATTTGGCTCATATGCAGCATTGAATGAGGTGCATCATGTTTAACATTAACACATCAGAACTGGGCGGTAGCAATATCTACTGTTCAACCCACAACCACTACATCCCCCTAGACTCTGCAAACCGCCACTATCAGGAAGTGCTAGACGCAATCATTGCAGAAGGTGCAGCCTGTTTCGACGGTGATATTCCTGAAGACCTACAAGCAGCGGCAGACGAAAAGCAGTTCAACCAACAGCTTTCAGCTTACCGTACAGCCACTGCCCGACTAGCGCAGTATGTGGTTGCAGATGGTCGTGCAGAGGTAGTCGAAAGCCAGCCTACAGGCGAACAGGTTTGGAATGAAGACACAGAGGAAATGGAAGACGTGATGCATGAAGTCATCACAGTCACAGCCATTGATCCTGTTGAGCCTACAGTCACACGCTTGGTCTACTCTGAGGATGATCCTATGGCAGAGCCTACAGAGGAAACGATAGAAAACCCACTGATTACCACTGACAATGCAGAACGTGCAGCGGCACAGGCGGTAGTCGATGCAACACCACAAGCAGTGATAGATGCTGCATAAAACACTTGCCAAAGCCCCTAGCTAAGTGCTATACTGATTACATCCCATAGACATAGTTAGGTGCGCAATGAAGAACAGAAATACTGTTCTGGATTGCCTATATCTCTTCAATCAATCAGACGATCATAGGCTTTATACTTTGGTGGAGTTTAACCACTACTGCCTCTTCCCCTTAATCCATAAAAAAGCCCATTTGTTCTACGAGAACGACAAGCCAATAGGATTTGTATCATGGGCTTGGCTTACCGAGGAAGAGGCCGAAGAATTTCTATCAGAGATGTGGATGCTTAGTGAAGAGGTATGGAAGCGTCCTGATGTAATCGATGATCGTTATCAGCTTTGGGGAATAGATTTTATCGCCCCCTACGGTCATTCAATCAAAGTCATGCGTGGCATGATGAAACATTCACAAACAGTCTTAGGGCAACGAGTTCCTGCTAATTGGCGTAGGTTCAAACAGCCCGACAAAGTTCATACGAAGGAGTTCTAATATGGGCGGTGGCGGCGGTGATACAACCAACGTAACAAATACGGGTCTAGGTGACGATCAGTACCAAGCCCTAGCAGATAACCAAGTAGGTATAAGTGGTCAGATTACGGATGCCCGTAATGATGCGACTGTACGGTATGACCAATTCGATAATCGTTTTGATAACCTAGATACTAGCGTTGGTGGTGTAAGCAGCAATCTATCTTCAGGTTTCACTAACCTGCAAGATTTGATGAAAGAATATAATGATAGTCGGTCTGCAGCTAACGTCGCTGCTTTTGATACTATCAATACTGGTCTTAATGCAAACAACACTGCGATTGGTCAGAACACAACTGCTTTGGATACTCTGTCAGGTGATGTTACTGGTGGTTTTGATACTATGGGTGAACGATTTAACACCGTAGATCAAGCTAATCAGAATTTGCAGACATCTGTAGATACAGGCTTCGAAGACCAAGCCACTGCAATGAATGAACTTGAGACAGGTATGAACAGCCAATTTGATGCTGCTAATACCGCTATGGGTGCAGGTTTTGCAGAAACAGGCGAAGCCCTACAGCAAGGTTTTGGTGATACTGCAAACCAAATGACTGAAACTCAGCGTAATGTCCTAGAAGGTCAGGGTGGTCTGCAGACTAACCTAGATGCCCTATCAGGCAACGTAGACGTATATGCTAATCAGCAATTGGCAAATCAGGAAGCATTGGCACAAGGCCAAAGCGGGTTTCAGTCTAGTTTCGATAACTATGTGGATCGCTATACTGACGATACGACATTGGCTAATCAGACCCGTGCAGACTTGGCTACAGCACAAGCTAACGCTACCCAACGCCTGCGTGAAGACATTGGCGATTATGCGCAAGCAACAGCTTCAGGTCAGCAAGATATTGCTAATCAGAATGCTGAGAACACGGCTACTGTTACAGATGCCTTACAAGGCGGCTTCCAACAGACTGCACAGACATCACAAAACTTACGTGATGTATTGTCTCGTCAGTTTGATGAAACATCAGAAGGTCTGATGAATAACCAGGAGATGATGGCAGAAACACAAGGTGCTATCCAAGAAGGTCAATCAAATCTAGCTAATCTGTTTACCACAGAAAGTGGTGAAATTGATGCAGCCTTAATTAACCAGACTAAGAACCTAGCAGGCATTGCTGCTACTCAGTCTGACCTAGACATGGGTATGCGTCAGAACTTTAATCAGTTGTCACAGGCGTTTGATGACAACGGTCAGCTAATCCAAAACTCCATCGATGCAAATGGTAATACTATCATGCGGGAAATGGATCAGAACGGTAACCTAATGCTTCGTGCGATGGATGCGCAGGGCCGTGACATGGGTAACAAAATCATAAACGTAGCTGACAGTGTAGGGCAACTACAACAACTACAACGTAAGGCAGGGGCAAATATTAGTATGGGCAATCTAAGCCCAACTTCTCAGGGGGTCATTCCAACAGGTGGCTTTGCGTCACCGTTCACTACGACACAGTAAGGAAACACTATGCACCCCGATACAATTTCAAACGATGGCATTGATCTAGTCAAGACGTTTGAAGGCTTACACAAAGTACAACCAGACGGAACCATATCCAGTTATCTCTGCCCTGCAGGAAAATGGACGATTGGCTACGGCAGTTGCAAGGGCGTTCGTTCTGGTATGAAGATCACGATAGAGGAAGCTGAGTTGCGGTTGCGTGAAGATTTACGCACCGCCGAAGCTGACGTTAAGCGTTACGTTACAGTCCCTCTAACACAAGGACAATATGATGCTTTGGTATCATTCGTCTTTAACCTTGGCGCAGGCAATTTTCGATCATCAACGCTATTAAAAAAGCTGAACCAAGGTCTTTATAATGACGTTCCAGAACAAATCATGCGTTGGAATAAAGCCCGTGTGGGTGGAAAGCTAACAGTTCTGAATGGTCTAACACGTCGTCGTGCTGCAGAGGCTGCTATCTTTAGCCGTGATGCTAAACTGCCATCTGCAGAGGGTGGCCCTACCATGCCACAGAAAGTGGCTGCAGCGGCCCCTAAACCTCTTGCTAAGTCTAAGACAATGGCGGGTGCAGGTATCGCAGGTGCTGCAACAGCACTAGGTGAGATCACCCCACAGATTGAGGCCTTAGTACCTTACTCTGACAGTATGAAGACAATCTTCCTGCTATGCGCATTGGGCGGTATCGCTTTGGCTGCATACGCACGATTTAAGGACCACAAAGACGGGGTTCACTAATGTTTGTCATCGGCAAGATCAAAACTTACATCATCGGTGCTTTAGCTGTTCTGCTACCCATTCTTTATGTTTTGGGACGCAAGGACGGTAAGACGATAGAGAAGTCCAAAGTTCTTGCCGATGAACTACAGGCCAAAGACAAGGCCAAAGACTTTTACAAAGCGATGGCAGAACATGAAGAATTTAATCCTACTAGCCGTGATGGCCTCACTGACAGGCTGCGCAGGGACGGTCTATAGAACCCAGTTAGAGGTCTACTGCCCACCGCTTTATACTTACTCTGAAGAGTTCAATAGCGAGTTGGCAGACGAGATAGATGCATTGCCAGATGACTTTAACGCAATCCCTGCAGTTATCACTGACTACATCAAAGTAAGAGATCGCATCCGTCACTGCGAAGAACAGAAGGAAAAACTATAATGGGCTTTTGGGCAGATACATTTGGGGGCGGTAATAGCTTTTCTGAGAGTGTAGCTAACGTCTTCACGCCAAATGATGGCGCAAGTTACGTTGGCGGTAATCTAGTATACGACTCTGGATCAAATGCAGGTTCAGCGGTTCCTGTACACTCTTCTGGTAGCGGTTACGGCACAAGCAGTGATGGTTCTGGGCCTGCCTATTCAGGCTCTGCAAACTCTGCAAGTACGGGTTATGTAGTTAAAGATGGTGATACACTAAGCGCAATTGCTGCACGTTCAGGTAAGACTGTTGATGAATTAATGGCTCTGAACCCCAGTATTACAGACCCCAACCAGATTGCTGCAGGCGCAGCCCTTAATACAGGTGGTGCTGCTAGTTTCTTTAAAGACGGTATTTCTATCTTTGATAAAGAGAAGAACAACGTAAAAGGTGCTGCCCCTACAGGTATGATGAAAGCATTAGGCTACGTCACGCCTACTGGCATAATCGGTAAACTTGCAGGTTGGGCAAATGGCCTAGACCCAGAAAAAGATAAAACAAGTGTTGTTGATGGTCGTCAGGTTTACGTGAACTCTGACGGTATGAACTATTCATACAACTTCCTTGGCCTGCCTTACGAAGTCAAAGTTAAAGACGGTAAAGTATTCGACAGCCTTTCAGAAGATGCTAACGGATTATTCCCAGGCGATGAAGGTTATAGCAAAGCGACTTCAGGCTATCAGAGAATGGCTGATGAACAACGTGCGCAAGGTAACAACGACGAAGCAGATCGCATTCTAGCAGAAGCGGAAACAAACTCTTCTGAGCCTACAGGCGGTGGTGGTAGTACAGGTGACGGTACTGGCGCACTTAACATTGCCAATATCACGCAGATGGCTATCGACGCAGGTATCATTACATCTAACGCAGAAATCGAAGCAATGCTTGCAGACCCAATGGGCTACTTTGCCCGTAAGGGTATGAAGCTATCTGATTTGGTTTCAGGTAATGTTGTAATTGATCCTAACACTGAAGGTACATCTATTGATCCAAACGCAGAAGGATTGATGCTAGAAGGGGATGCAAATGTTGATCCTGCCCTAGTAGACGAGACTGCTACAATTGATGGCGTTACTCCTGCCCCTACAGAAACCTATATAGCGGATACAGTTGCGGATAATATAGCAGGTAACTCTCTCGCTAACGTAGACGCTGTTACAGGCACGGTAAGCAACGATGCGCTACTAGACCCCAATGAAAACCAAATCGACGTTACAGGGGCCGCTACAGGCGTTAATGAGGACGGTACAGTTAGTGTCGTAGGTGAAGCCCTTAACGACTACGCCTCAATCAACACTTCTATGATCATTGATACGTCTACAGTATCAGGTAAGTTGCTTGCCCAAAGACTACGTGACGAAGGCGAAAACTACGTCGATAGTAAAGCTACGATCCTTGGTCAGATGAAAATCATTTCTGAGGAATTCAAGGGACCAAATGGCGAACCAGTAATTCCACCTTGGGCGCAAGGCATGGCCCGTGAAATCCAACGGTCTATGGCATTCACTGGGGTTACAGGCACTGCAGCTACAGCAGCAATGTCTAACGCTATCATGGAAGCGACACTAGGTATTGCAGAGAAAGAAGCTACGTTCTTCCAAACTCTGACCACTAAGAACCTAGATAATCAGCAACAGTCTCTGATTAATAAGATGAACATCCTGTCTAAGTTTGAAGTTGCAAACCTAGATGCACGTCAGGCTGCTATGGTTCAAAATGCCAAACATTTCATGGAAATGGACATGGCTAACCTGACCAATGAACAGCAAGCCGAAGTTCTAAATACGCAAGCAATGGTAGACGCTTTGTTTAATGACCAAGCGGCCTTGAATGCTGCCCGTCTGTTTGGTGCAGAACAGGGCAACGACATGCAGATGTTCTATGATGAATTGGTATTCCAAGCGCAGCGTTATAACAGCCAAATGCTAAACGAAATGCGTCGGTTTAATACAGGCGAAATTAACGATGCTGCAGAGTTTAATGCGACAATGGAAGATAGCCGTGAACGCTATAACTCAAACATGCAGTATCAGATCGATGTCTACAACGCTGATTGGAGACAGAAGGTTACAGAGACAAACGCAGAGATGCTTTATGATGCATACGCTGCAGATGTTAAGAATGCCGCTGACCTAAACCAAGAAGGCCTAAACCGCATCTGGGATCGTGTTGATAGTATGTTGGATTACTACTTCAAAGGATCACAGACAGAAGCTGAACTAGAAGCCCGTGTTCTTATGGCAGAGATTGCTGCAGCATCTAATAGCAGTAGCGGTGGCGGTAACAGCGGTATGTGGAGTGCTATTGGCTCTATTGGTGCTGCTATTATTACAAAATCTGACATCCGTCTTAAAGAGAACATTGAATACCGTGGGGTCATCAGCGGCATCCCAGTATTCACATGGGATTGGAACGATGAGGCAAAACGTATTGGCGTTCATAGGAACCCAACCTTCGGGGTAATTGCCCAAGAAGTCCAGAAAACCCACCCTGATGCAGTTATCGAAGGGAAAGATGGCTACCTCATGGTTAACTACGGGAAGCTAAGATGAATTTCCAAGATGCAGTACGCAAATCCATCAAGAATTTTTTAGATGGGAAAATGCCTAAAAACCTTACCAATATGAATGAAGGCGAGATTGTATTCACCCCTGAATACTTTGATGGCTTTGCTGAAAGCCTACAAGATGCGCCTGCACCAGAAGAAGAAGAGGAAGACGATGAGATTTGAAGCCCCCATTCCTGGTGCTAACCTAGTAGCTGATAACCGTAAGTATCCTTGGCACCGTCCACCTGATATCACTTCATATGATGAAGCCGTAGATTATATGATTGAACGGCTTACACAGGAAGAGAATGCAGAAATGATGTATTCACTTCTGGAAATCAAAACTCCTGTTACAGCGATTGTTTCAGGTATGCTTATGCAAGCCATTGCTAAAGGTAAGTTTCAAATTGACCTAGCAATCCTGATTGCAGGGCCAGTAGCACGTTATATCCAA